ACTTCCATTTTAGTTTTTTTAAAGTTCATTTTCTTGCCTTTCCATATCCACGTAACGCTAGTCTACCAGCTTTTCCCATAGGCCCCCTGACCAGCTTCATAGCACCTGCTACACCCGCAGCAAGTCCTTTAGTAAGTTGTTTTGATCTTTCTCTACGTCTTTCTTCAGGTGCATCCTTTGCGCCTTTGAGTTTACCACCTTTAAGAGTCATAGAAGGTCTTGGTGTTGCTCTCTTAATATCATCGACAGTAAGTCTACCGCTAGGTTTTCTCTCTCTGGCTTTTCTAAAAATAGACCCACCGTCTGCTTTTTTCTGTGGCTTCTTAACTACTCCACGACCCATTAATATATCTTTCATTGTAACTTTACCGTCACCACTTAGATCAGGAAAGCCGCCTTTCTTTAATCCTTGTGCTTTTAATTTTTGTGTTGCTTCCATAAGACCTCCACCTTTTACATTAACAGTTTTTGCTCCACCAGCTACGTCCAACATGTTTGGTTTTTCACCTTTAGGAACTTTTCTTTCAGGTAAAAGTTTTGGTTTTTCAAGTTTTGGTTTTTCAAAAGGTGTAAAAGGTTTTTGTTGTCTCAATTTTAAAAGATCGCCGATACCTTTTCGTCTTTTCTTAGGTTTTGGACCTCCTACAGGACCTTTTGTTCCTTTTTTTCCTTTTTTCTTATTTGCTTGTTTCTCTGGCATCAATGTAACGTTGGTTTAATTAAGTTTAGCAGATCATAACCACTATGATCAAGCAAATTTTGAGCTTCGTTGGGATGTAAGTGTCTTTGATAGATAACTTTTGCAACTCCCATCATTGCTCCAGCTAAAAGTATACTATCTTGTTCACTTTGACTAGAATTTTCTGCAAATTCCATCAAAGAGTCAAAATATTTTGCTAATTTAAGTTCTGCCTCTATCATTTTGTTTATCTAGATTAACATTTGCACGTAATTGTGCAATATCTTCGTTAGAATCTATTTTGTCTTGCGCTATTTTTGCCTGTTGATCTAATTTTGCAGCGTCAAGTTCTATTTTTTGTTGGTCATTTTGTGATTTTCTTTGAATATCTTGTGCTCTAAGCTGTAATTCTTGTTCTTTTAGACCAATCAAAGGATCTTGACCTTGACCAGACATCGCTTGTTGTTCTTCAACGAACATTTCTTCAATAAATTCAGTAGCTTTTACAGAAACTTGTTTTTCAATCTCTGCTTGGAACTGTTGTTGTAGCTCTGGTGGTATTTGACCTCCAAATTTTTGTGCCTCTGCTTGTATTTGTGGTTGTATTTCAGCTTCGACCATCTCTCTTGCTAATAAAGATACGTGCTCCATTATGTGAGCTTGTAAAATTGTTGTCGCTTGCGGATTTGCACGCACCAAAATTGATGACATAAACACTCTATGTGCATCAATATGTGATTGATGATCTTGTCCACGAAAAGCATAAATCTTTTTAGCTAATAACGAATCTGAATTTTCTATTGCAGGGTCTCTAGGTGCTGGTGATTTAGGTGGCGGTAATATTGCATCAATATCTTTTACACCAAGTGATTGATACATACGTTTATAAGCCTCGTACAAGTTATGTGATTGAGGATCTGATTGTGCCATCTGTAATTGTGTTTGTGCTAAAGTAACACGTTGAGACATAGAAAAGATATTAGGGTCCGACACAGGCATAATATCAACACGCTCATCGAAGTCAGAAGTTTTAATACTTGGAACTGCATTATCACCAACCTCATACGGATATCTTGGTGCAGTAAAATCTTTAAAAATTTTTGCTAATAAATTAAATTCTATTTTTTGTGCATAATGTAATCTTTTATGTATTGCACTCATGACCCTTGAACCACGTTCTATCAAGGCCATTGTTGTTCCTACAGGTGCATTAGCAGCAACACTATCGCCGATTTTTTGATCTGCAATTGTGGCAAAACGTTGACCAGCTTGCACTACAAATCCTAACAATTGAAATAAAGTAGCGTCAGCACCTTTGTAAGGCAAAGGCATTAGACCTGCACGTAGATCGCCACTTGGTGCATCCACATCTCTAAACTCACCAGGCTGTATTGGGTTATCATCATCACGTATTCTAAGTCCTCTTGCTTTAAATCCTGCGGGTAAGTTTGCTAGGGTTCCTGCATCTAAAAGTTGTCTTAAAGCTGCAGTGGCAGTTCTAGATAAACCACCAAGCATGTGAATTAAACCATAACCATAAAAACCTAAACCAGGTAAAAACTTGTAATGAACAAAATATTGTTTTTTCTTTTTAAGAGAATCGTTCTCATCATAGTTTCTATAAATAGATAATATTTTTTGAGACCCTTCATCTATAGTAACTATGTAAGGTAATTTAATGCCGTCTGAATCTTCAAAACCAGGTATGTCAAGTTCACAATGCATTTCTAATAAAGTATAATTATCATTAGAGTAAGCAGTGCTAGTTGATCTAACACCATCTAATTTATTTACGGCATCTCTTATTTGACTATTTTCTTCGTTAGGTTGCTCTTTGATATCGACGTCTCTATAAAAACCTTGCACTTGTAATTTTCTTATTTCGTTTTCGTTTCTTCTTAAAACGTGAGTTACTCTTTCTGCCGATGCTAAATCAGTCGATGTGTAAGGAACAACTAAATCATCACTTGGAATAAATTTAGATACAGCTCTGTCTAATGTTGAATCAAAATAAACTTTTTTAAAAGATGAGCCAGATAAAGGAAGATAAAATAACATTTGATCTAAGTCTGGGTCAAAGTCTTCCATAACATGCATTAATTGATAATTCATAAACTCCTGAACTCTTTGAGCTTGTTGTTCTTTTTGCGGAGAAGCTTTACCAATAATCTGTGTTCTCACTGGACCGTTTGCAGGTAACAATTCTTTGTAAGCTTGAGCCTGAAATTGTGTTACTGTCTCAGATAATAAAGGATGTGTTACACCACTAGCCCCTTGAAAAGGTTGTGACCTATCTTCGTAATTGAATCCTAATAATTTTAAACCTTTTGCGTAAGCGTCATGCCATTCTTCTCTTGATGATTTATCCTCTTTGTAATCTCCAATTAAATCTGATGATATTTCATTTAAAGTTTCTTCATCTAACACATCAGCTAAATTAGAATCAAATTCATTATCTGGAGCAACTTCTACTGGATTAATTATAGCTCCTCCGTCTTCTGTCATTTCAACACCCTCTATATCTAAATTTGGTGTTTCTACCGTAACGGATTCTACATCTAAATCAGCTGTAGGAGTTCCTGTAATTCTTCTATCTACTACCATTATCCCTCAAATATATCTTCTAATTGCACTAGTCCACCCATCGCTTTGTGTGTTTTGTATGGTTCTAGCATTTCTTTGGTAATCTTGATAGCAAAAACTGGAGTCATAGACCCTTCATCAGGTGCAGCCACTGTGTTAATTCTGTAATTAGGATTACTTCGTGAAACTTCAATTGCCTGTTGTTCATTTGTTAAAGTAGCAACAAGATTGTCATTTTGATCTAAAATTTGATATACATCTTTAGATCCTTTTTTAAGTTGAACAGGCATGGTAATAACTTCAGAATTATTTTCTTTAGCTTGTTTTTTTAATATTTTTTCTAATGTGCTTGTGTAGTGCTTACCCGCTTCATCTTTGGCTTTAGGGCCACCATAGAACTCTGCCATACCTATACCTTTAAATCGTGAAGCTTGAAAAGCCCCCTCTTCCTTAAACGCTTGAAATCTTCTTGCTTTATCATTTGCTCTATCAGCTGCAGAAGTGGACGTGTCACCCAAGAAATTATATCTTTTACTAACAAACGTAGATGGAGTTATTGCATAATACGACGGTGCATCTGCTTGTTCCAAAACAAACTTCTTATAAGCTAATTCATACAAGTTGGATTTTACAAGTGCGTCTGCCCACTCATCTCTATTTTTAAAAGGTAAATCAGGAAATAATTTATCAACGGTGCTTGAGTCTATTTCAAGTATTTCATTAAGCATAGCATCTATATTATCATTTAATAATGTTTGTAGTTCTTTAACATTAGCAGGAGATATTTCTCTCGTATCAATGTAGCTTCTTACTATCTCATCAACTCTCTCATCAAGCTTAGCTATTTTTTGACCTATCTGAGATGCTTCTTCTTCAGTTTTTGCTAGTGGTCTAAAAACAGTTTTGTTTTTTTCAAAGAAATCTAAGACTTGTTGTGCTTGTCTATTAAGACCTTGTATATTTGCTCCTGTTCCCTCTTCTTGTATTTTACGTAAAGAAGCTGCTAATTGTTGTTTTCTTTCTGTGGCTTTCTGCATGATGTCTGATTGCATTTCATCTACAAAAGCTACACGAGTTAAACCACTTGTATCAGGTGTTGTGGCTGTATCTATCTGTGTATCAAGATCTCTAGCTTTTACAATCAGCTCATCCACCTGATCTACTAGACCAGGGCTTATTTCATTAAGAGAATCTCCATAATCAACAAGCATTCTTTCCAAAGATAAATCATTTATGATATCTAAATCTGCTTGATTTAAACCTCTTCTTACACCTTCTCTATTTAATTTGTTTATTGCTTCAGCATACAAACCAGAAAGTTGTCTTTGTACTCTATCTCTTTCACGGGTAAGACCAGGTATATTTGATTTTGTTTTTGGTGCCTCTAACTTAGTAGGAACAACCCCCATTCTGTCTGATAATCTTGACCAGCCAACAATGTACGTATCATTTTCGTTTGGAATTCCAAACTCATGCCTAGGCACGCTTTCACCACCAAACATCCCCTCTGGATAAGCACCAGGATCACCAGGTAAATCTTTTTTATTAATGTATAGAACTCTTTCTCTTTGAGAGTTTGGTAAAAATCCTTCCTCTGCATATCCTGTATATCTAGTGCCAACATCACCTTTTGAGTTTATAATTTCAGAACCAATTCCTGTTGCGTGTAACTTTAAACCTTTTATAGGAGCAGATCTTACTTGAGATATGACCTGTGCTTTAGGTATTGGTGCATTATCATCGAACAATTTAAGTAATGGACCTATACGGTAATCCTCAAGTTCTGTTTTCTTAATTCTGTTTTTATTAAAAAAATCAATGACTGCTTGTTTATTTTCAAAAGTGTCAGGTGTGTCTGGTCTGGATAATACTCTTTCAATATCAGAGTAAAACACAGATGTCATAGGCTGTTTAGTGTAAGGTGTAACCTCTACAGTCTCACCAGCCAAATCTATTTTGTCTTCTGGTGTAGGGTCAAAAATGCTTGATTCTTTTTGTCTTTCAATCTCCAAAGACTGACTTTGTTTTTTTGTAGGATTTGTTAATTTTTCTTTTGGGATTGGAATTGGTGCTATTTCATTTACTGGTGGCTTACCAAACATTTTAAAAAATGGCAGTTTTAAACTAGCCACCTCAAATGATCCTTCAGGCATATCATCTTCAAATATATTTATTCTGTCGTCTTCAACCATACCACCTATAGAATAACCTTCTGGACCAGAACTTTCTAGTATTTTTATTGCCTCTTGTAATTGTGGTAGTTCAGGCAAAGGATCACCAGCTTTTTGTAATTCTATAATCAGACCTTTTAGTTTTGTAGAAAGTTTTCTTTTCTTTCCAACTGTAATACCAGCTTGTTGTCCCTCTACACCCATCTGCTCCATGAGTCTTTGTATGTCAGCTAATCTTTCAAAGTTGCCTTTCTTACCTGCAAGGTTAGCCTGATTCTCTAAAAATTTTTGTATGCCTTGATTGTAAGGAGATATATCTAAATATAAAAAATCTGGATTGACGCCTTGACCAATAAATTTTTCAGGATCAAAACCTATTTGTTTTTTAGCTCCCTCTCTTTTAGGTGGTTTTAATTTTGACTTTTCAAAAGTATGTGCAATTTGCACAGACGCTCTATCACCAGCTTCTTTTGGAAATACACGTTCAAGAAAAGGTCTTAATAAAGGTGATACTACTTTTCGAACATCCTCTACTTTTTTGAATTGATTAAATAATTTTTGTGCTGGATTAGCTAAATCAGTTGGATCTCCTATTTTAACCGTATCAAATAAAGTATCTAAATCAGTCAATGGTAATGTTTCATTTAAAAATTGATAAAATTTAAACTTTGGGTTTTGTAATAAATCAACTTGACCTACGCTTGTAGCAGTTCCAAGTAAATCTTCTGGGTCATACAAAGAGGATACTGGTTCATCTGGAAAAGCATCTCTAAACTTTGTAACAAGTGCAGATCTTTTTGCAGCTTCTTCTCCGCCTTCGATAACTCCTAAAGTTTCGTCACTATATTTTAATCCTCCTACTTCCTTACCACTTCTAGCTAAATAATTATTAATTTCAGGTTTCAAAACTTTAAGTGTGTTGATTACCTTTTGTTTACCGCTGTCTGATAAATCTGAAAATTTATCAGGAAATTTTTTCATCAATTGGTTGTAAAAAGTGACAGCTGGCATGACGATTGGTGATTCTGATTGTTGCTGTAGTTCTTTCGCAAGTGTAAGGGCACTCTCTGCCAAAGGTGCATTTTGTAACAATTGCTTTTCTACCATTGCCACATTACCTGCAACGCCTGATCTTTTCTGTTGATATTTTTTTATTTCGGCCTGTTTTTCATCTTTAATTAAATTATCTTTCTTGAGTGATTTCACTTGTACATTTATTGGTGACTTTGATGGCGGGTAATTTGCTTTCTGTCTTTCTTCATCAAATATTTGTTTTACAGGATTAGGGCCTCTTGGATCAGCTTTACTTAAATTTAATTTATTTATTTTTGTTGCAATAGCTTTTTTAACATCTTTAGTAAGTGGTGTAGTCTGCGGTTTAAGAGTAGGTGCGTCCGCTTGTTTGCCAAACATTAATGATTCATCAAAATCTTTTATAGGTAATACATCTGCCTGCTCTTTAATTCCTGGTGCTGCTCTTTTCTTTTTTTGCTTGGGTTTCTTTGCATAACGTAAAAATACATTTGCCTCTCCACCAAGCACTGGTTGTAAGTCTCTCATTAAATCTTTTGCTTCTGCATCGGACATTTGATTTACAATAGAGCTATCGTTAGCTAAGTCGATGACAGTTTTGTTTGAACCTGAACCAAACTTTTTTAAACCAAATTGAATTAATTTTTTTACACCGAACCCTAAGCCAGTAAAATCTAAAAAATCTATAGGTAACATAAAAGATGCTATCTTTTCTTCTAAATTTAAATCTTGATGACTAACGCCCTCGGCTCTTTTCTTGTATGCACTTTGTTGAGCACCATACATAAAATTTCTAAACCTATCAAAATCTTCTTTAATTGTTCTTGGCTGAAAGCCTAAGTCTTGTAAAATCTGTCCACGAGGATCACCGTAACCTAACATCTGTGCAGCCTCTGTAGTTGATATACCCATACGGTCTAAAACATCTTTACGGTCGGCGGTCATTTGATCAAGCTCAGCTTGCCGTTCCTCTGTAGGCGCTAAAAAATTATAAACTGCTGAAACGTTTCTAAGGAAAGCCTCATCTCCTTTTGTTTGGTCAGGGGGCGGTGGTTCGATGCCCGAGCCCACAGGTGAGGATCTTAATGTGCCTGGTTCACCCTCTCCAAACTCTACGGAGATTAAAGGGCGAGGTTGCACGTCTACGTTAAATATATCATCTACCATCAGTAATATTCCCTCGGTTCAATAAATTTTGGCTCATCCATATAATCTGATTCTAGCTGGATAAAATTACCCTGTCTGAATCGCAACAGCGCTTGTGTTGTTGAGTCGACTAAATCGTCATGATCACCATAAGGGAAAGCAGCACATTCTTCAACCACTTCTTCTGCCCAACGGTCATCGGTGCACCATACCTGACCAGCCTCAAATAGCGGGGCTACGGAGTTTACACGTACATGCTTATCATTGCCTTTACTAGGCGTATAAGTAACTACTGGGATCCCAACTTGCCGTAGCTCGTGAGTCAAGGGCATACCAGAAGCTTTCGCCTCTATCAAGATTGTTTCAGGTTCCCAGTATTGATATTCATCAAGAGCAATCTTTTTTAAATCAGGAAAGTCCCATCTGCCTTTACGCATGGCAAGAAGTATAATGTTCGGTGGTCCGTGTTCCACGGGTTTAAATACACCCCACGTGGTTATGGCACTAAAGTCTGCGGTTTCTTTTTTACTGAACGCTGTATCGTAACTTTGTATAACATGCATTAGTTCTGGTATTTCTTCTTTTGACCATACTCGCCACCATTCCCGTTTAATGATAGATCCCTCCTCGGATACAGGATTTTGTTGCCATTGTGCCTGCCACTTCTGTTCTGATAAAGATGCTTTGACACCCTCTAGTTCTGATAGTTTCCAAAACTCAGGCCACATGGGTTCATCATTTAATATTGCAGGAAACTCAACCACCTCCCACTGATCTGCGTTTTCGTTTGTTTGATTGGCCATTAGTTTACCTGTTAGGTCTTTTGTAGACCAACGAGTCATGACGATAACAATTGAACCACCAGGCTGTAAACGTTGGCGGGGGCCCGAGGTATACCATTCATAAGCGTTGTCTA